CGGCAAAAACGGCGCTATTATCTGCAGCAACAAAGATAAATACGCTCCTTACCAAAGAGGCGGTAGCTTATATTTACGCAGAGGCCGAGGCTAATTTAGCGCTGATAGAGTCATATAATGTAGTCATCACAACGGAAGAAGAAGCGGCCGCAGCAGTTGTGGGGATTATAGAGGCGAACACAGAAGCTACTGCATCCGCTATAACGACTGCCGGGGCGTTTGAGATAGAAGCCGGTGCCGCCGAAGCTGCGGAAGCGGCCACGCTGGGATTTAACACTGCGCTGATCGCTACTGGTCTCGGGGCAGTACTAGTCGCCATTGGTGCCGCTGTCGCTTTCCTTGTTGTCAAGGTTAGAGAATGGACCGCATCTACGCAGTTAAACGCAAAACAGCAAAAAGAACTGAATGATGCACTTGCAACGCAGATAGAAGCATTGCAAAAGATAAATGACTTACAAGACACCGCAGGTAAAAAAAGCATTGAGGCCCTTCAGCATCAATTGGATCTGGAAGAAAAAAGCGGTCAAAATCAGTATACCATTTTTGCCATTAAAGAAAAGATTGCCGCTAAGAACGCCGAAATAGCTGACTCCAAATATGCGCAGGTCCTGGCAGATGCAGAAAATAAATATGTTAAAGAAGGATTGATCGGCGTGGATGCACTTCATCGAGCGCAGAATGATTATTTCGAAGACCTGACCGATAAGACATACAAAGTATCGGTGGTTCAAAAGGAGTTGGATAATGTCCTCTCATTGTCGGATCAGGAACGCAAAAAAAGAGGGCTTTCGGATAAAGAGATCGATCGCATAAAGGACCGGCTGGCAGCTGCGCAGGCAGAAAAGAACCTGGCGCAAACCAATTACGATTTCTATACAAAAGGCGAAAAGGACCGAACGGATACTAAAAATGAACAGGAGAATCTGCGGGTGGAGCGTGCAAAATTCTCTGCTGATGAAGAGCGGCGACTGGTGCTCACTACTGCCAAACTGGAAGTAGATGCCCAAAAGGACAAGAACAGCAAAATCCTATCCGACCAGGCCAGCACATTACATGAAAGATTAAAGGCCATCCGAAGTAACGCCCAACAGGAAAAGAAAGCCGCGGAAGCAGAATTTAAAGCCGCGCAGGACGATCCGTCCACAACCCCGGAACAACGGTTAGAGGCACGGAGAAAGCTCAACGCTGCCTTTGCGCAGGCGGATCGGGATGCAGCCAAGGAAACGCAGGATACGAATCGGACGTACTACGAAAAGGACCGGGACGCACGCTTGGAAATCTACAAACAATCTATAGACGACAGTCTAAAATATGACCAGGATATTCTTTCCAAAAAGATTGGACGTGACGAAAATGATACTACTGGCGATGCAAAGTTGAATGCGCTAAAAAATCAATTGACGCTACAGCAGGGATTGGCAGAACAAAATCGACAGCAAGAATTGGATGCAGAAGGATTGACCAATGAGCAAAAACTGGCAATTAATAAGAAGTACAATTCTCGGATTAAAAACCTGCAAATAGACTTCTTAAAGTCTGAGCGCGAAATATTGAAAGAAATTCGCGATGCGACACTGGCCGATTGGGATCTATATTATGAAAAACGAAAGACTCAACTGGACAAAGAAACAAATGCTGAAGTAGCCGCACTTAATGATCGACTTGTTAAGCGAAAAATATCTCAGCATAAATACGATGACGAATTAAAGTTTATTCAAGATCGCAACGCCTTGGATTCTATCAACCTGGAGGTTCAGAACGATTACATTAAGGTCCAGACATATAAAGACGGAACAAAGGAAAAGGCAGATGCGGAAAAGAAGCTGACCGCTGATCTGAAGACACAAAATGACATTCAAACAAAAGGAGATTTAGATAAGCAGGCCATTGCCCGCGCCAGGGTGGAAAGGACGTTATCTGAGATCCAGGAGCAGTCGCAAAACTATGCATCTGCGATTGTCGATGCCATTGATATCGGATATAATACCCAAAAGGTCCGACTGGAAGAATTGGAGGCACGGCAACAACGGGCCTATGAACAACAGGTTAAGAATATCAATGATTCATCGGCCACCGAAGAACAGAAGGCTATTCGGCTAAAAATATTGGATGATCAACGAGCCACGCAGAAAGAGGTGAATGACCGCAAACAGCGGCAATTGGATATTCAAAAAGCGCAGTTTGACAAGGCAAAAGATATCTTGGGCATTATTACCGGGACCGCACTGGCCGTTGTAAAAGCCTTACCTAATATACCGCTGGCCGTGTCGGTGGGCATCTTGGGCGGGGCAGAACTTGCTGCCGCGATAGCCACGCCTCTCCCTAGGTACAAGGAAGGCACGTTGGATCACCCCGGCGGTCATGCTATTACTGGCGATGGCGGCGTTTCCGAGCTCATCCTGGAGCCCGGTAAATCTCCTCGTTGGTCCGCTTCCAAACCGACTATTGAATCACTGCTGCCCCATACGAAGGTCATTCCTCCGCATAAGATTGAGGAAATGATTATGAGCGGCATGTTCGTGAATCAGCGCGGCGTACTTATGCAAAACAACGACACGGATAATAAGAAGGAATTGCGGGAGTTACGGGATGCCATTGTATGGCAGACGCAACGGCTCGAAGGGGCAGCGGCCAAGAACAGAGGTAGAACCGTCATTCAGAATAGGATAGACACCAACTGGGGAAGCTATATCAACAACGCCGTATTTGACAAGAAATGAGTGTAAGTAGACAATATTTCAAGTTCTTCCTGGTCGATACGCCCAGCGGTCTCTGCTATTACATTGATGCGATGGGGAATATACAGAAAGGCAATATTTTCACAGGACAAGATTACTCTTTGCCCCAATCCCCCGGCGGCTGGGACGAGATGCAGTTATCCTTTGGCCGTAGCGCTCATTATTGGGGCCTGAATCGGACGTTCACCATTCCGCTGAAGTTCATTGGTGACGGCGCCCGGATCATCCGGTATTTATTCTATGCTGGTAGGGGAATTGAGTCCCAGGTAACACTGGCCATCGCCAAATGGAGCGATGCGACCGGCATTTTCTCGCCCTATTATACCGGCCAACTGGATTTGAGCAAGATAGAGGACAATGTCGCCGAAGGGGTGACGGTCAATATCATGCAGGGGGGCGTCGTGCAGATGATGAAAGCCTACGAGAACCAAACCTTTGAAATCCCGTGCGATGGATCTATCCCGGAAAATATAAAGGTCAATTGTGACGGTATTTTACTCAATGATGTCTTTCATTACGAGATCACGCCCATTGTGTTGCCCTATGCCGGGGACCAGCCATTGCCCTGTGTATTTGTTTCCAATGACGGGGACAATATCGGCATTACGAAGAATAACCAAATGCTCGAACCTACATTTGCCGGGTATTACCAAAAATCTGGAAATTTTTTATTTTCATCCGAGCAGCCATTAAGCGTCCGTATAGAAGGGACTATTGTTGTCAGAAATGATCCATCCGTCTCTGATACAAATTTTCACATCTTTACAGCCACCTCTCTTTCCCAACCTCGTGGGATCGATGGAAATCTGCTGGATCATGCAGCTGGACTTGTATTGCCTTATGTGCCACCGGATGGTATATATAATTCTGTCAATAACAATCTTATTCTTCAAACGCAGAAAAGTTTTTCCTTCGATCTTACGGTAAACCTATCGGCCAATGAGCACTTATTTATCATGGTGTTCAATAATTTTTCCGCTGCGCCTGTAACGATTGTCGGCGGAAGTTTCTCACTCACTTTTAGTTCCCGATATATGGCTTCCCGCGTTTGGGGCATTCGTCCCTATGACCTGGGAAAACTTCTAATCAAGAAAATGAATGCGCTGTCATCGAATTTCTTGCAGACGTTTAATTATGGATTCGATAGTTTATTACTGCAATCAAAGCAAAACTTGGTGATTACCTCCGGTGACGCGCTGCGGGCGTCCACCGATCCGAATTATTTTCAGTACTATAATCAAGCGACGCTGAACCCGGCCAACCCAAACAATCAAGACTTTACGCAATTTGCCTCATTGGGCCCGGTCATTAAAATATCCATCGCCGATTTCTTTGATTCGGTGAACGCCGTGCTGAATGCCGCATTGAGCAACCAGCAATTGCCCGGAGAACAGGAAAGTATTTTCATTGAGTCTAAATCTTATGTGCTTGATCCTTCTGTAATTACGATGTCCCTGACCAAGATATCCAATTTCCGGGTCAGCATCGCGAGTGAGTATTTCTTTAGCTGGCTTAAAATAGGCTATGAACCGCAGCAATATGACGAAAAGGCAGGTAAATACGAATATAATTCTACGGTTCAATGGCAATCACCCATCCGCACATTATCTAAGGTGATGGAGATCATGAGTAAAATCCGCGCCGATAGCTATGGCGTGGAATATACAAGGTATAACACACAAGGCGGTAAGTCGGCTACCTTCAACAATTCAGATAATAGCAAGTTTTTCCTGAACACGGATTTTACCACTTCGATACCCGACTATTACAGCGCGACCTTCAAATCCAGTATTCCTAACCCGACCTCTGCCACGAATACAGACCAAAAGCTTATTGCCAGCAAAAATTATCAGGCTATTTACACCGATTTGTTGGATGGGGAATATTTCGTGTCCGAGAATGATTTCAGCATTTTCATGTTCAATCAGCCTTCGCCCGGCACGTTGACGGAATTGGTAGACTTCACGGCGCTGTTAAATGGCCTGGCCGGAGATTCGGCGACCATTACCATGTGGGTGAACGGGGAAATCCGGACTTCCTGGACACAGTCTATTACCGGCGTCAATACAGCATTTAACGGAACGTTCAGTTCCTCTAGGACATACAGTAAGGGAGACAATATTTACTTCACGGTCGATACCATCCGCACCTGTACGGTAGAAATTACCGATCTTCAGATCAACATCGGAAGCGGTTACTGGCTGGCGGAGACGACGGGACCTGTCAATATTCCAGCCGGTTCAACGCGGCAATTAGTCTCCCTGCCTGTGGTAACGCCTACATTGGTCGGCGGTCAGCCAGTGGTCTCCTTTGGGTTCCAATATTTTAAATTCCTATCAAATGTCAACAACAAAAACTTTGACTGGAACTTCGGCATCTCTGTTTACCACCAAGGCAATACTGGACAAAACTTTTCTTTTGATCTCTGGAAAAATGGCGTGAACATCGGCACGGTCGGCGCGGGCGGGAATGCAAATACCTTGACAGGCTTCAATAACCCCGGCATTGATCCGCCTGCTACTCAATTTTTCGGGAATATCGATTTTCAGAACAACGACCTGCTCTGGATCACCTGCTCGGCGGCAGCCATCAATATATGGGTGACGAACGTCCTGCTGAAATTTACGTCTACCAGCATTCGGGCCTTTAACCTGCTGCGGGCGGCTTATTCCAACGTGTCAGGAATCCCCAATCCGGAAACAGCCTTCAATACCGAAGACCTGACACCCAAGCGCATGCTGCAAGCCAATAGCAGCATTCTATCCCCCGCCTTATTCAATCTGGCACCTGGTTCGCTTCTTTTCCAGACGGCCGATAAAAACTCCTTCCTTAGTACAACACTGGCCGGACAAACGATTTCCGAGCGGGCATCCGTAGATATCCATGACCTAGATAATCCCTTATACTATCCGCTGATCTTCGAATTCGACACCGAAGTGCCCATAAATTTTTCGGATCTGTTCAACAACGCGGCCAATGGTCATATAGAGTTTGCCTATAACAACAAATTATTCTACGGTTTCCCGATACAGGTTTCTGCCAAGCCAGCCCTCAATGAGTCACAGACCTGGAAACTCCTTTGCTCACCCAAAACGAACCTTTCCGATCTGGTGGACCTGGATTGGAACGGGCTTCCTGTTCTTATGCCCAACAATATCAGCATACCCATTGTCTGCCCGCTGCACGTCGTTCCCCTGAACCTCGTAAAGCCAGATGTCTATAAAAACGCCTCCATGGAGGAAGATTGGTTCGTCAACCGCATACAAGCGTGGATTGATCAAAGCAATTATGCCATGCCGCGGCAGAATGATGAACCGCTGCCCATCCAGCTGCAGACCAACGGACTAGCCCCGGTGACTATCCAAATACTGGACTATAAGGGTGCGCCTGTTGGATCTCCTGTGAACATCCCTCAGGTAGGCAGCTCTTCGGTGAACGCGCCGCAGATGCTATTCCAGGGCAACGTTGATATCAGCACACTGGCTGATGCCATTTATTACACTCTATGGACTATCGGCATAGGAGAGGCGCAGGTAGTATTTATTTCAGAAGGTATCTATGTAAAACAAAATTGGGATGCCAGCACAATACGGCTGGATTATACCAATAGCCGCGATAAATTGGCCGTGGTCTTCCCCGGTACGGGATATGCGCCGAATATCCGTATCCATGGCCAGATCAACCGTTACACGCCCAAAAGCAAATTTACCACATTCGTGGATCAGCCGCAGGATATTGACCTGTTGAACTCCATTCCTTATGATACCTGGAAACTGGAGATCGGCCGGAGCTCGGGTATTCCGGATTACATGATGCGCAAGATTGCCCGGATTTTCGACCTGGATACCGTGCTGATCGATGGTAACCAATACACCCGCGATGCTGATGCACAATGGGAGAAGCAGAACTTTCCGGGCCAGCCAAAAGAATACATGACGCTGGATATCCGCCGGGCAAAGAACAGCGATGCCATTACATACGATGCATCAGGTCAGATCGCCAGCAATGCGCCGGGAGGTTATATACTTGATCCGGCAGCCATTGGACAATCACTTTCCGGCCAGGATTTAGTTCAGGTTGGAAGCTAAAATATTGATTATGAATTTATCACTTTGGCAAAAGACAAATCCAGTTCCAGCGGGGCAAACTCTGGTCATGGCTATTAGTAAAAAGACGGCCCCGACTGTCATTGTCGCTTATTATGAACTACCCGGACCCTACACAGGTCAGACGCAATTACATACGTTCACGGGCCTGCAGAATGTGGTGTACTACTACCAGCTTTTCCAATCGCCGGATCATTTGGCGGATGGCACGGTGCTGAATTATTTCGATGTTCAGCCCAATCAAAACGCTTATAATATCCGTGATAATCTCTATCTCCGGGCGGATATCAGTTCATTCTTTGCCTCCAACACGAATTTCTATGGGCAGGATAGCAGCTTGATAGGATGGAACTGGTATCTGGAAAGCCCATCGCTGGGCACCCTGAATTACGGCGAAACCTGGACAAAAACCGTGGACGGTGTAGCTACGACCATAGACGACTTGGCGGCGGATGGATTCAAATACCTTCAGGCGGGTTACTTAATTGGTAATGACGAAAGGGCCGTGATCCACTTCTACCCTCAACTTTCAGCGACTTCGACGCCCCAGAGTAGCACCATGATCAGCCAAACGACGCTGCTGATGACTACCACGACACTTACGAATTCGGCAGCAGGACAGGAATTCGAGTTAGAGGGTGGCGGCGGCTATTTCCAGGTAAATCTACCAGATATCGCGACCGTTCCAGATTCAGTCCCCATCTTCTTCAATTCCGCCGGCGGTAGCCATGTGAACGTGGGCATTGCTGCTTTTGCCGGTCAGGTCCTGCAGTGGTTCGACAACCAGGCGAACCTCGGCAGCAATACGCGGGCTTCCATTATCTACCTTGGCCAGGGTGAAAATATCTGGATTTCGCGCTTTACTTACCCAGATGGCTCGAAAAGATGGCTGGTAAAAGGGGATACGGCCGGCATCCGCATGGTCGGCGAAACAGTTTATGATTGGTCGAAAATGCCACTTAACACGGTTCTTGCAAATGGCCAATACCTGTCACGGGCGAACTATGCCAGGTTGTGGGCCTGGGTCCAGAACCTGGAGGCTGGCTGTTTGATCGCCGATAGTTCGTTTGACAATACATCATCTTTTGATGGTGCTAATTATTTTATCAACCATGGAAAATATACGACGGGCGATGGATCGACGACTTTTCGAGTACCCAACCTTACTTCTACTTCTGGCGCTGGTGCTGGATTCTTGCGTATGATCGACGGTAGCGGGCGGCTTCCGGGCTCTTTCCAGATTGATTCCATGGCCATCCATCAGCATGAAGGAACCACAGGAACACTGGGTTCTTCGCTTTTTGGGAAAGGGCGTTCGCGACTAAAGGGTAATTACAATGGACAGGCAACGGGGCAGACGGACCTAGTCAGTATTCCCGGGATTATCGTCGGCGCAGTCTACCAGGATATACAGAAAATCAGCTATGAAAATCGCCCTATAAATAATGGAGCATATGGACTCATAAGATTCTGATAAAAAGACGTACATTTAATTTCAGAAAATTCTGAAAGATTTGA